GTCAAACCGGAATGATCCGGGGTATATTTATCCCTATCGAACAAAACTTTCTTAAAGAATTCACTCCCGGACGTGTTGCGCTAAATATTTCAATTGTCGTACATGAAGAAAAAGACAAATACGACAATGACGGTTTTATAGCTCAAAAGGTCGATTCAGAAACATACAAGTCCGCAACTGAATCACAAAAGGAAGAGTTTAAAAGATTGCCTATTCTTGGTAATTTCAGAAGCTTTGCACCGCAGGAAAATAGCGAACCGGCTCCGGTAATTAATGACGAAAAGGATGATTTGCCATTTTGAGTAACTTACATTAAATCAATTAGTTATGAATAGTTACCAAGCAACCTTAAAGAAAACCGGCTACCCTGATTCTAAATTCGACATGCTGAAAGATAATATTTTCGAAGCTTTTGAATGCGCAAAAAAAATAGGTCGATTAAAAGAATACGATGCTGATGCTGTTGAAGTAAAAAACAATGAGATAAACAAAGGAATCGAATTTTACATTTTAAAAACTGATCTGAAATGAGTTCACTATCTTTCAAAGACCCTAAAGACTTCAACCGTATAATGATATTTGCCGGATGTATAGGGATTATTATCGTTTTAATTGTTTTAATTGTTCAAAAATACTGGTTATGAAAATCCAAACTTGGTTCGATGTATTTGATTCAGGAAATAAACTTTGGAATAACTTTGATGAATATCAAAGGCAAATGAAATCATTGAAACCTGGTAGGTATATGGTCACAACAGAAAAGGTTGAAAATAAACGATCTTTGGAACAGAATAATGCAATGTGGGGAATTCCTTATATGTTTTTTGAAAAAGCATTATTGGACATGGGTGAATTTTTACACCCGCCTAGCAAAAAACAAGTACACGAATATTGTATGCATTATTGTTTACCCGAAGATTATAAAGAACGATTAAAAAAGAAATGGGATGAAATGCCGGCAATGGTCGATAAGCGAACCGGTGAATTATTTAAAAGTGCATTTCGGTTAACAACAACAGAAATGAGTACGGTTGACGCGATGCATTACTACGAAAACATGCAGAATTTTTACGCTGAATATATTTCATCCGGGGAAAAGGATTTAATCCCAGATCCGGATCCCAAAAAGAGTAAAAAAAATAAACAAAAAGGATTGATATGAAAAAAAAGGTTAAACAAATTTTAAAAGAAAAAGGTAAATCGAATTTATTCACAGATATAAGATTTGAAAAAATAAAACAAGTAATGAAAATAGGCATGACAAAAGATTTATGGCTTAAAAATTATCTTTCGTTAGACCCTTTAAATAAAGCACAGTGGTGTGCTGATCATATTATAGAATGCGTTGAAGGAGGGTATTTATTATGAACAAAATAATCGACTTTGGAATTTACCTTACCGGACACGATCGCGAAACGGTTGTTAAAATGTACACCGATTACACCGGGAATTTACCCAAAAAGATCGCCAAGGTTAAACGATCCCCTTTAACCGGGACTAACTTACTATCGAAGGCAATAAACTCACAAAAACCACTTTAAAATGAGATTTAAAAAAAGTAAAGACATAATTTGGGAAGATACTGGGATAATCAAAGTTCATAATTTCCCAGCTGATTTTAATTCAAGTTCTTATATAACTAAGGTTTACCGAGAGTTTAAGAAGGGTGAGTTTGGTTGGAAAGAGGTAGACGGTCAAGCTTTTTACTTTCATGAAATGTCACAAGAGCAATTGAGTTTAGCGACAATTATAGGAACTGCGCAAAATGCGTTGTATTCTCTTTGTCCAAATAAAAAATATTTAAACCCTTTAAAATGAATATTATGGATGACAATTCAATTATGCCTTTTGGAAAATATAAAGGCGAAAAAATGGCAAACGTTCCTTCTGATTATCTTCTGTGGCTTTTTGAAAATAATAAATGTTTTGGCGAAGTCAAGTCTTATATTGCAGACAATTTGGAAGTGATTAAGTCTGAAATTGATCTAAAAAACAAATCAAAATGAAAGTAGAAATAATTATAAGAAATGAAAAAATTCTAAAATCATCAAGCCGGTTATTTCAATTACATACATTAAAGGATATTTTAGATGTTCACCCAGAAGTTTTATCCGATATTTTAAATATCATGGAAAAAGAAGCCGAATCGCTCGACAAAGAAGACATAAACCTAAGCTATATAAGATGAAACAATCAACCATTATTTTGATCGCAGTTATAACGCTTATACTTACCCATTTTTTCACCTGGCTATGGGGTTATACTGTACATACTTGTCCGAAACCGACTTACATCGATTCGCCTATTTACAAGCCTAATCCTGACAGTTCTAATTTAGCCACAATCTACCGGCTAACCAAGGAGCTTAAACAACGCGATTCATTATTAAAAATCAAACCTAAAATCTTAATTTATGAAAAAGTTAATTATTACCGCAATCTTAATCGCCAGTCTCTTTGCGATTCAATCGACAAGTATTTTAGCTCAGGATTCGACATCTTGTAGACCTGATTCCGCAACGCTGGCCAATATTCTTGCGTTCCGGGATTTCGCTAATGAAAGGATAGCGCAGCAATACAGAACTATTGAGCAGCAGGATTCTTTTTACGTTGCTAAGATTATTGAAAAAAACACCATGTTAGCATATGATAGTCTTATAATGCACTCGCAACGCCAGCAAATCCACGAGCTCATGTCTTTACAATCTGAAAATAGGCGATTAAAACGGGATGCAAAAATAGGATGGGGGGCAACGATAATCTCGACCGGTGTATTAATTTTAAGTATAATTTTTAAATAATTCTATGAAAAATCTATTTAACTCAATCAAAACAGAATGGCAATCAACACAACCAGCCGAAAAAATATGCATGTTAATGGCGCTTACCCTAGGGTTGTGCCTTGTTGGCGCAATAGCAGTAGTAACAATCAACGTCCTACGGTGGCTGTTATAACCGATGAGCAGTACGCAGTTTGGAGGGATTATTATTGCGAACGAATTTTAAAAAGTTTAACCGCCGAAAGGCATAAATAAAAAGTTATGACTAAAAAAGAATGGAGTAGCCTGCGTGTAGGACATACAGTTTATTATAAGTCACTAAGATTAGACAGATCAGGGATTAAACCTGAATTGGTTAGTCATAACCTAAAGGGTATAGTCATTAGTTTTAATTCAAATAGTTCGCAATGTAAAGTAAAATTTGAAAACGGTGTTGAAATTTGGAAAGGAAGATTAGGAATTGAAATAGATAATTTTTGAAATCAAAAAATAATTACTATATTTGAGTGCTTAATGCCGGGAATGGAACCCCTGATTAAAACTAAGAAAATGAATACGATTTTTAACTTATTTAAAATACGCCCCAGGCGGAAATTATCCGAAGATATTAGAGTTCTTAGATCTCTGGTTCCACTTCGGATTTTTTCGTTTGGGGTTTTTTATTTTACCCCGGTTCGATCCCGGGGACGGTACAAAATTGAAAATTACCAAAAAATATAGACATGAAAACAAAAGAAGAAATTGAAAAACTGTATGATGATTTAAAAGCAAAAAGAGAAGTTCTATTTCTATTAATCGAAGAAATAGAACGGGATAATGAGATACCAGCGGGTGAATTGAAAAAGAAATTGAATGTTATAAATCGAAATGTAATTTTACTCGAATGGGTTTTGGCTATTGAATTACCTTTTTAATTATGAAAGATCCAGCTTTTTTATTTTATAGCAATGATTTTTTAACTGGCACATTAATAATGCCATTTGAAGAGCGAGGTAAGTATATTACACTTCTTTGTTATCAACATCAAAATGGCAGAATGTCGGATGAAACCATTAGGTTATTAGTAGGTTCAATTTCGGATAACCTAAAAAATAAATTTAAGCAGGATGAAAATGGATTATTTTATAATGAACGGTTAGAAATTGAAATAGAAAAACGCAGTAAATTTATTGAAAGCCGTATAAACAATGGTAAATTAGGAGGAAGACCAAAAGAAATTAAAAAACCTAGTGGTAAACCATTAGGTTTACCTAGTGCAAACCTAATTGAAATTGAAAATATAATTGAAAATATAATTGAATATTTAAATAATAAAACTGGTAAAAAATTTAAATCAAATTCAAAACCAACCATTAAACATATTAATGCTCGTTTATCTGAAAAATATACTTTTGAAGACTTTAAAAAAGTTATTGATATTAAAGTGCATAAATGGTTAAATGATCCTAAAATGCAAGATTATTTAAGGCCAGATACATTATTTGGAACTAAGTTTGAAAGTTATCTGAATGAAATTAAACCAGAAGCAAAAAAGCAAGAAACTCAACCAGCATATTTAAATAAAAAACTATCATGAAACCACAAAATATATTCCCGTTAGATTTAGGTAAAATTCCACCGCAAGCGTGCGACATCGAAGATGCAGTTCTTGGAGCTTTGATGTTAGAAAAAGGGGCTTATGATAGGATCACTTTAAAGCCTTGCGAATTTTATAAAGAAGCGAACCAGAAAATTTTTTCAGCAATTCAAGAACTTGAAAAAAATAATAATCCTATCGATTACCTTTCTGTTTGCGAAAAATTAAAAGAAAATAATTTGCTTGATGATATTGGCGGATCGTTTTACATCTCTCAATTAACTGGAAAAGTTATAAGTGCAAATAATATCGAACACCATGCGTTAATTATTCACGATAAATTTATTAAAAGGCAATGCATAGTATATTGTTCGGAGCTTATGAATAAAGCTTATGATGATGCATTGGACACCTTCGATGTTATGGATTATGCAAACATTGAACTCGATAAAATCAACAATGATATACTTATTGAGGATGATGTTTTAACTTTCAAAGAAGTAATAAAAAATACACTCGAATCATTTCAAGAGCGAGTAAAACTTTATAAAGAAGGTAAATCAATAGGCATTCCAACTCCAATTCAAAAACTGACAAAATATACTTCCGGTTGGCAGCCAAAAGATTTCATTGTAATTGGTGCGCGTCCCGGAGCCGGGAAAACCGCTTTAGCTTTAGCAATTTTAAAAACTGCTGCTGAAAGTAATAAAAGCGTTTATTTGGCATCGCTTGAAATGTCTTCAATTCAGCTTGGCGGTAGGATACTTGTTGGCACCTCTGGAATAAATGCCGATAATTTTAAATTTGGGAATGTCGAAGGTGGTGAATGGGAAAAGCTCGAAAAGGCAATTCAGAAACTTGAAAATTTGCCTATCTTTATTGATGATAAACCAAAAAATATTAACCGGATAAAAAGCAAGGCGAAATTACTGCACCGCAAAGGGCAATGCGATATGTTGATCATTGATTATATTCAACTCGCCTCAATTGAGGGAGAAAATTCAAGCCGGAACCGGGAGCAAGAAATTAGTTATATTTCGCGAACCTGCAAAACTATCGGGATGGAATTGGATATTCCTGTAATTGCTTTAAGCCAATTAAATAGAGAGGTCGAAAAACGAACAGTTAAAAAACCTGGGTTATCTGATTTAAGAGAATCGGGAAGCATTGAACAGGATGCGGATATTGTATTATTCATTTACCGTCCTGAAATGTATGGATTAACAGAGGATGAAAACGGGAATGCGTATAATGGTCGATCTGAATTAATAATTGCAAAGCATCGCAACGGCCAAACTGGGATTATAGATTTCAGATTTAATGAATCGTTGACTGCTGTATATGATTATGATGAGTTTGACAATAATAGCAAATCATTTGAACATTTTAATCCTTACGATCATATTGACCCCAATTCCCGGATCGAATCCAACATCTCATTTTCAAACGAAACACCATTTTAAAAATGACAAAAAGAGAGAGAATATATAATAAATTTGGCGGCAAATGTGCCTATTGTGGCTGTGAACTACAAAAAGGATGGCATGTAGATGAATTGCTACCTGTTAAAAGGAATTTTGAGTACAATAAAAGCACGGGGAAATTCAAAAGCACAGGTACTTGTTTGCATCCTGAAAGATTTAACATCGACAATCAAATGCCAGCTTGCGCAAGTTGCAATATTAACAAGCATTCGATGAGTTTGGAAGGGTTTAGAAATATAATAACTGGATTTATGAAGCATTTAAATGAGGAAAATACTCAATATAAGATCGCAAAAAGGTACGGATTAGTAAACGAAATAATAAAACCGATAATTTTTTACTTCGAGAAAATAAAAGAAACACCATTTTAAAAACTAAATATATGGACAACGAAACTAAGTTTTTTAGATACGAATGGAAAGAATACGCAGAACACGACTGCGACGGTGAATTATGCGCTCCGAGTTTTCCTAATCCAAAATTAGAATTGAGAACGTATGATCTAATTAGGGAGACCAAAAAGGGATACTGGATTGGTTATAAATATTTGAGTTATAAAAAATGGATTCCCAAGGAATCGAAAAAAAGATATGCCTATCCAACAAAGGAAGAAGCAATAAAAAATTTTGTAACCCGCACAAAAAGAAGGATCCAAATATTACAATGGCAAATTGATTGTTGCAATATTGCTTTAGAACGTGCAGAACGAACCATTTTAAACTAAGAATATGAAAAAATATCTTAATTTTATTCTAAGCCGCACTACCGACAAAGATTTTTTTAAGCTTGAATTTAAAAAAGGAAACGAAATGTGGCGTAATTCAATTTGGCTAACCTATTGGTGGTTTGGCAGAAATTACTGGTTAATAATATTTATTTAATTGATTAAAAATGAACACTTATAAGACATCTCAAGGGGAACGAATTAAAAAATCAGAAATTGATCATCGGGTGCGATGGGCAAAAAAAGCAGCACTCACCAAGCAAATCAATGAACATGGTTATAATTTTTGCGAAAATACAATATGTTCACATCCAAATATGGCTCCGTTCGATTGCGCACATATTATATCAGTAAACGAATGTCAAAAGCAAGGCAAATCAGAGCTTGCATGGGATATAAAAAATATACAAATACTTTGCCGGACGTGCCACCAATGGTACGATGGATTAAACCTTAAATTTAAATCAAATGAGAAATGATGCCGAATACCAGCTGTGCATGGCAATATCAACCTATCTAAAATTGCAATATCCTAAAGTATTATTCCATTTTGATTATGCAGGTTTAAATTTGAGCAAAGCGCAGTCCGGTAAAATGAAAGTGATACAAGGAGAAAGGGGTTTCCCGGATTTGTGCATTTATAAAAGGAAAGACGATTTAGTAGTAAATACATGTTTTAACGCCTTATTTATCGAACTAAAAAAGGAAGGCGAGCGCATTTTTAAAAAGAACGGCGAACCTGCGAGCGATCATATAGCTGAACAAGTTGCAATGATTGAACGATTGAATAAAGCTGGCTATTATGCAACGTTTTGCGTGGGTTTCGATGAGGCAAGGCACGTAATCGATTGGTATTTAAAGTAATTGAAAAATATAAACTAAAATAAAAGCTATGGAAAATTTTAAAGTAGGCTGCTCCCCTATAACGAGTAAATTATACGCCGGTAATGTTAAAAATGGGATGTGGGGTAATAAAAAGTATGACGTTACTGATAGTGCTGTTATTGCTGTCGCTCAGCATTTATTGCAACTAAAACAAGTGATGCTGTTTCATTATAAAGATGAAGAGTATAAGATTGAAGTTGTTAAAGTTATCAAAAAATGAAACATTTTAAACTCCTCGCCCGCCGCCTTGACCGGTTAAAGAAGCACGAAAAAACGCTGTACGTTCTATTATACGATGAGTATGTTGACCTCTTGCAGATATTCAACCCATGCCAATTTGAAGGCAACAGATGCGCCATGAATAGGCAAAACAAACTAGTAAACGGATGTTGTGGTAAATGTTCTGCACTATCTTATATGGGTTGCCAGGTTCAATCTTTGGGCTGTAAATCGATCCTATGCGAAAAGGCATTTAACAACCTACCACCTGAAGGCCGGGCAGCGTGGAGAGAATTGGATGAGATAAAAGAGAAGTATTTTAGTAACTTAAAAAATAAAGAATAATGGCTAAAATAACAGTAGGATTATTAAGGCAACTTGAAGGGCAAGTTGCAAGGGGTGAAATTTCGTACTCCAGAATGGTTGAGATTTTGAATGAAAAGAAACAAGAACCTTGCCCGTCGTGCGGGTCTGATGAAGTTGTTATTGTCAGAACAGTATTAAAGCTTAACCGGTGCGAAGATTGCGGCGTGGAATGGGATATTAACGAATAATTAAGAGAATGATTTACGAAATAAATATAACCGCAGAACCTGGGCAGTCGATTTTAAAATTAAAACCTTATATCGATATATTGCTAGCAAAAGCTGACAAATTAGGGGCGACTAATAAGGTTTTTAAAAAACAAAACATTAAGGGCGATTATTTCGAAACTGTCGTATGCGAAGAAGTATCTAAGTATTTCGGCGAAAAAGTAAGCGTTAATGATCTGATGAAAAAGACGCGTAAGCCTCTAATTGTATATTCGAGGCAAATCATTATTAAAAAAATGATTAAATCTATGAGTTTAAAAACTGCTTCAAGTCGTTTTGAACAAACCCACGCAACAGCTCTAAATAGTCGTAAAATTGTAAATAATATGTATGAGACTGATTATCAATATCGATCAATGATTCAGCGCATTGAAGAGCGAACAAAATGCAAGATATATTGACGTTCGTCACCGATTTTGATACGTTCGTCAAATACCAATAAAATAAAGTGCAATTAATTTACATCGAATTAAAATATGTTGTATCTTTACTTCATCAAATAACAACAACGATGAAAACGAACGAAGAAATAAAACAAGAATGGTACAACAAAAACGTACAAGGTTGCGAAAATCTTTGGACAAAAGAAGAAATAGAAGAAGGCGCAAATAAGCATTTAGCTTTTATTCTTAGCAAAGTAAATGAAGTTAAAGTTATCACCGTCCAAACTGCAAAAATTGAAAAAGAAAGCGAAAAAGCTATTTTAATATCTTCGACAATATCTGATAAAAAAGCCATTTGGGTACCTAAGTCAGTAGCAAATGTTTTAGAAAATGGTTTTATTGAAATAGCTTTTTGGTTTGCTTCAAAAGAAAAAATACAACCAATCTGGTAAAATATGAAAGCAAGAACTTACACGCAGGCAAAAAATGAAGGTTACTTCGTAACCAACATTCTCGAAAACAATCGCAATTCTGACGTTCGCATTGATATGCAACAACGCTTCTTCAAAAGTGATAAACCTTCGATACTGTCTTATTGGATGACTTATAGAGGCGCTAAAAGATTAGGTATATTATAACCCTGCCTTTTACCTGTCAGTTTATGGCAGGGCTGCCCCGCTCTCAGAGATAACCTCAACGAAGCGGGGTTCTTGGGTAACAAATATTCAACTTATCAGTACCCCGGTGATTTTCCGGCCACCATACCGGCACCGGGTAAATTTAAAAAACTTGACTTATGGAACTTGAACGATACACGACAATCGAAGAATCAGACGAAGCTTTTATAAATTCATTTTACGAAGTAAAAATTGCGTCAATTGACAAACAGCTTGCCGAATTAGCAAAGAAAATAGAAGCTAGTAATATAAAAATAAAAGAGTTGAGCCATGAAATTAGTTGATAAAATAATCCTAAAAATGATCATTGAAGAACGGGCAAATGATTATTTTTTATTACACTCAAACCCGGTAACTATCAAAGATTGCTTGTACAACGAAAAATATATTTTGCTTGAAAGTATTTATTTGAATTAAAAACTTTTTTATGAAAACAAAAATTGAAATTAAATCTATTTGGGGTAACGTTCTTTTTGAATTTGAAAAAGAAAACAATACCATTAAAGACACTTTAATTGAAGCCAACCTTAGTGGAGCCGACCTTCGTGGAGCCGACCTTCGTGGAGCCGACCTTCGTGGAGCCGACCTTCGTGGAGCCGACCTTCGTGAAGCCAACCTTCGTGGAGCCGACCTTCGTGGAGCCGACCTTCGTGGAGCCGACCTTCGTGGAGCCGACCTTCGTGAAGCCAACCTTAGTGGAGCCGACCTTCGTGGAGCCGACCTTCGTGGAGCCGACCTTAGTGGAGCCGACCTTAGTGAAGCCGACCTTAGTGAAGACATTAAAGTTAAAAAGGTTGTATTTTTTACCGGATTATATAAATATTTATCCGCTGCTATCGTGACAATGGATGGCCAAAAATATATAAAATTAGGCTGCCATACCAGAACTGTTGAAGAATGGGAATCTGATTTTTGGAATAATCTAACTGAGTTCCCGGATGATGGTTCGGAAAATAGCAAAATGAGGGTATTTGCTTATGAAACTTGTAAAAAATGGTTTGAAATTATTGAAAAATAACCTATATTTGTATTGTTATTATGGCGTAATTGGTAAACGCTCAGTGAAGTTTCGCAAGGGATCTCCGTACTTTACTCGACGAAGACAGAACGAGCCTATACGGGATAGGCATTGTAGGTTCGAATCCTGCTAATAACACAAATCTATTTTTACGTCAAATTCAATAAACCCACACCCTGCCAGTTGAGAAATTCGCAGGGCTTTTTTATATCAAAAAGATTTTGTATATTGCACGTGCTAATGAGACCAGTTTAAAAATCACACATTTGAGAAAAGGAATACTTGCACCCCTTTTCAGAACTTCCAAACCAAGGCCGAATACCAAAAATATTCGGTTTTGTTTTTTAATTTAAAAGCTATATATTTGCCCTTAATAATTAATACTTTATGAATCACAGTGAAAAACACATTTCATACCAGCGAAGCACCAACAAGAGTGCCAGTACCCCGGCGTAAACTCGTTGAGGTAAAACCATTGTCGCCAAAGGTTATGAAGAAATTTGTGAAGTATTGTTTAAATTGAAAGTATTAGCGAAAATTACGTCAAAATATGCCAGGTAAAGGTAAACCATTTGTAAAAGGAAATCCAGGTAAGCCAAAGGGCGCTGTAAGCGAAAAAACAATCGCATGGGAAAATATAGGGGCTTACTTAATCAATGAGGGAGCTGAGCGCGCAAAAGAAATTATGATGGCTTCAGATAATAAACAATTTATGGTATATTTTGAAACATTGCTTGAATATTTTAAACCGAAATTAGCACGTCAGGAATTGACTGGAAAAGATGGGGAGAAATTAAAGTTTAATGTTACTGTAAAGAAACATAATGAATGAAATTGACATAGATATTGATAAAAATGTATTTTTGCCAGTATTTGATCATTTAATAGATTCAGATTATAATATAGAATTTCTTTACGGCTCACGTGATTCAGGTAAAAGTAGAAATGTTGCTCAGATTCTAGTTAAAAAATGCTTAGAAGATGAGTATTTTTTTTGTCCATTAATTAGGAAAGTGTTCAATACTGTAAAAGATTCTCAATGGCTAATGATAAAAACAGTTGTTGATGAATGGGAATTAGATCAATTTTTTGATTTTAATTCAAGCCCGCTTGAGATAAGATGTGCAAATGGTAATAAATTTATAAGCAGGGGAGTTGATGAACCAAAAAAAATAAAATCACTTACAAATCCATCATGTGCATGGATTGAAGAGGCTTCAGATTTAGATGAACAGGATTGGATTTTAATTCTAACTTCATTACGATCTGATTATGGAAAAGTTCAAACTTGGGCAACATTTAATCCTGATTTGCCAGGGGATTATACTCTATCATATCTTTATAAGAAATTTTTTGCACATACACTTGATTTAAGTTTTACTAATGAATTAATAATAGAACATAAAGGTGAAATTTATAAAATAAAATATAGAGTAACACATTCAACATATAATGATAATCCATTTTGCCCACCAGAAAGAGCTTACTTTTATGAAAGCCTGAAAGAAACTAACGAATATGAATATAAAATATACGCTCTTGGATTATGGGGTAAAAGAATAAATAATGCAGCTTTCTACTCATCATTTAAGCATAGTAAACACGTTAGACCAATTGAAAACGATGAATCAGGAACCTATCACATATCATTCGATCAAAATGTAGTGCCTTATATATCTTGTACAATTGCGCAAATAACAAAAGAAGATGAAAAGTACATCATAAAATTTATTGACGAAATTGCGCTTTCGAATCCACGTAATAAAACTGAATGTTTGTGTGATGAATTTCTAACCAGGTACACGGATGTGCAAAGGATATTCTATTATGGTGATGCATCGGGAAAGAAACGAGATACGCGGAGCCAGTACAATGATTATGATATTGTGGAGCGTAAGTTTAAACAATTCCTTTCAAATACTTCTAACAGGGTACCATACTCCAACCCATCGGTAACCAAAAGACGTGATTTTATTAACCGTATATTTGATGATCGCTATCCTATTGAGGTTATAATTGATCCAAAATGTAAATATCTTATAGCAGATTTAGAGAGTGTGAAAGAGGATATTGACGGGACTAAATTAAAAAAGAAAGTACTCGATAAGGTTACTGGTCAATCGTATGAACAATTTGGGCACTTTTCAGATTGTTTTGATTATCAAACTGTTACAGTTTTTAAATCATTTTTTGATAGTATGAAATTCATTAAATGAATTATTTTTACTAACTTTCGAAAACTTTTTAAACCATGGAACTTCAAACCGCCCTCACATACCTTCCAATAGTAATTGAAAAAAACATAAAACATATTGATTACGAAAGAGTTGTAAAACTATCAAAAGATTATTTCGCTTACTACACCGGTGAAGGATTGGATGAAAAACTCCAACAGGTTACTTCAACCGAAACAAAAGAGGAGTTCGAACAAAGAAAGCTACTCACAAAACATATTACCAAGTCGGTACTTAACTCGACCAAAATCCCTTTTAACAAAGCTCTCAGGAAGAAACCAGAATACAACAAGATAGACTTCATAACCAAGGGCAAAGAAAACGCTATTAAGGAAATAAATGAATACATCGAAACTTTTAACGGTACCCGTTCGCTTGATGAATTCTTGGAAGTGCTTTATATTGAATTCAATTATCACGATCCAAACGCCTGGTTAATTATCGAATTCGAAACAAACGATCCTTTAAGAAAAGCACAACCTTATCCATTTATCGCAACAGCCGAACAGGTTATTGATTTTAAGCTGAAAAACGGAATTCTGGACTATATTATCGTAAATCTTGACATAAAATTCATGGAAGAGGGTAATGTAAAAGACGGTAAAAAGTACACTCTTTATGCTGGGAATGAAACTATTGTATTCCAAAATATAGGGGTTGATTACATACTACAACATAATCAGGAATCAATAGTTATAAAAGGTAATCGCTATTTAAAAGAAGTTTTCACGATTAAGGCAAAAACTGACCCCGATTTAACCCCGGCGGCTATTCGATTTGGTTATATTCAAGACCCGAAAACGCAATACAGAACTTTCCTTTCTATTTACGATTGTGCAATGCCTTATCTTGAAAAGACTCTAAAGATTAATTCAGAGTTCGACCAGAGTAATGCTATGATTACATTCGCACAAAGATATGCCTATATGCCAACTTGTATGCATGAAGGTTGTAATGGCGGTATGATGCCAGACGGATCTACATGTCCTAATTGTAAAGGTACAGGTATGGTTCAGGCACATTCAGGTGTTCAACAGATTATTTCACTACCAATGCCACGAAGTAAAGAAGAAATGCTTGATTTAAATGGAATGTTGATCTATAAAACTCCTCCAATCGAGCTGCTTACTTTCCAAAAAGATTACATAAATCAGTTAAAGATTGACATTCACACAACTATTTTTAACGTCGATTTAATTTCGAAAACAGAGGTAAGTACAACGGCAACGGAGCAGCTATTGAACCGGGATAACATGAACGATACCTTTTTGCCATTTGCCAGGCATTATTCAGAGGTTCGAACGTTAAGCGTTTATTTTATCGCTGTGTATACAGACAATGTCCGCGTAGTAAGAGAAAACGGTAAAGCACAACCCGATATTATTATAACGCATAAATTCCCTTATGACTTCAAACTTAAGACACTTGGAGAGCTTATGGCGGATTTGAAAGCTGCTTATGATTCGAAAGCCTCAATTGCAACTATTTCAGCTATTGAAGACGATATAAACGAAATTCTTTATTACGACCGCCCGGATGAACTTAAAAAGATTCGCACGATCAATAAGTACAATCCGTTCAGAGGTAACACACCGGATGAAGTAAAGCTAATGATAGCTTCAAACCTTGTAAGTAAGTTCGATCAGGTACTTTATACGAACCTATTTAACATCTTTGCAGAGCTTGAACGGGAAAATCAGGAACCTTGGGTTTACGATCTTG